GGGTTTGACATAACGTTACGCGTCGGCCGCGAAATGACCAGGACGGCGGATTATATCGAGACGATACAACAGCCAATAGGCGAAATCGATAATTAGGAGGAATGAGCAGCATGAAATATGTTGACGTAAGTATTACACGGCAGACGTCCACAACGGCCCAAAGGGGCTTCGGCGTTGCGTTGATCCTGGGCACGTCCAAGGTGCAGGCGTACAAAGAATACACGGACGCCGCGACGATCTCCACGGATTACGGTTCCGGTTCCAAAGAGGCGAAGATTGCAACGGCGCTTTTCAGCGGCACGCCGAAAGTGGACAAGGTGGTTTCCTTGGGCATCCTGTACAACGGTGCTACGGGCAACCCGGCAGACCTAACGGCCGCATTGAACACGCTGGTATTGACGCATAACGATTGGTATTACCTTATCACGCCGGAACAGGGCGACGATGAAATTAACGCGTTGGGCGCATGGGCGCAGGCAAACGACAAGCTTTATTTTGTCGAGACGACCAATCAAACCCTTATTCATTCCGGCATGAACACGGCGGTATTGGTCACGGACAGGGCGGCGACGGAGTTCCAGGCAGCCGCATGGGTTGGCGTAGGCGCGCCGCTTGAAGTAGGTTCTTTTACCTGGACATTTAAGCAGCTTCCAGGCATGACGCCGGCGGCGTATGATTCCGCAGCCGTTGACGCGATCCACGCGAGAAACTTCAACACGTTTATCAAGCAATCCGGGGTAAATATCACGTCCAACAGCAAGACGGCAGGCGGCGAATGGATCGACATTATTCAATCCATCCATGCGCTGGAATCCCGCATTTCAGACGCCATTTTCAACTTGCAGGTTACTATGCCGAAAATCCCGTTCACGGACGCGGGGATTGCGTTGGTTGCTTCTCAAGTTACCGACGTGCTGCAAGATGCGTTCAATGCCGGCATGATTGCGGACGAGGACGGAAAACCGCTATACACGGTTACAGTACCGAGCCGCGCGAGCATTTCGGCAGAGGACCGGGCGGCGCGCAATCTTCCGGGTATTCCGTTTACTGCTACACTGTCCGGGGCCGTGGAGAAAGTAGAGATTTCCGGCGTGGTCACTGTCTAAATAACGTTATCATAACGTTATCGTAACGTTATGCACATAAAAGGAGGAAAAGGGAATGGCGCAAACATACGACCCGAAGAAAGTATCCGTTATCGTAGACGGCGTTATTGTAACCGGCTATATGGATGGATCTTTCGTAAAATGTGCGAAGAACGCGGACAACGTGATTCCACATATTGGCGCAGACGGAGGCGTGACGTACACAGAAAACGCGGACCAGACCGGAACCATCACGGTAACAATCAAACAAGGTTCGTTGTTCTACGCAAAGGCCGTGGAGCTATCGACGCAAAAGCGCGAGTTCGCAACCCGCGTCATTGATTCCAACGCTAACGGCGCTATGAAGGCGGGCGGCACACAATGCCGGATCATGAAAACGCCGGACATCGAGCGCAGCGCGGAAGTAACAGGAATCGAAATCAATATTCATGTTGCTGATTATTCGGTAGGTTAATAAATAAAGCCGGCGGCCGGCGGCATATCCGGCCAATTACAAAACAAGAGGGGTAAAAAATAATGCCTAAAACTATGGATTTCACGAGCGGGCAAGGCAATAAGTACACGTTTCAAAAAGTTCCTTCTTCCAAATGGCTTGGCATCCTGGACAAAGCAGACGTAACCGGAGTTAGAAACCGCGTCGTGTTCTATAGCGAAGTTTTGGAGAACATCGTGGCAATTCCGGGCGGTTTGAAGATTGACGATTTCGACGCCGACGACAGGGGCGGGATTGCAGAGCTTGACGAGGTAGTATTGGCCGCCGGCCGATTTCAATCAAGTAAGTGAGGAAATAAGGGCGCTTAGAGACGTTTTCGACGTTGACGAGCGCTATCTTTTTAGCGCAAAGCGCAAGTGGTGGAAATACCGCATTGCAAAAGAGTTTAATATAAGCCCGCGCGAAGTCGATCAATGGGACGCGGAGGAAATATTGGAGGCGTTGGGCGCTATCGCCTACATGTCCGCGAAAGGGGGTACGAAATGAGCGACGCACTACGCGAGCTATTTGTGGCAATAGATTTCAAGGAAATTGATATTTCCCGCCTGGATCGAGTTGACCGCAAAGTAGACGGCATTGAAAAAGGGTTTCGCGAGTTGGGCGCGGACATCCGCCGGGTTGGCAGCATTACCGACAGCGAAATAGGCGGAGCGGTCCGCGACGTCGCACGCCTGGATTCTCACGTTAGCGAGTTAGGTGATGAATTTAGGGAAACCGGCAAGGACGCCGACAAGGCTATGGATGAAATCGCAGCCGGCGCGGACAAGGCGAAGAAGGCCGTCGATGAAGTTGGGGAGGCAGGAAAGAAAAGCGGCAAAAAAGGCAAGGACGGCATGGAGGAGTTTTTAGGCAAGGTGCAGGAGGTATTGCCGGATAGTCGCATAGCAGGCGAAGCCTCAAAACTGTTTTCAAATCCTTGGGTGCTGGCTGGCGCAGCCGTTGTCGGCGCGGTTGTAGGCGTAACGGCCGCATTGGCCGCAATGGCTAACGCAACAGATAAAGCGATGGACCGCATAAAGGCCATGACCGGAGAACAAGGCGCGGATTTAAAAGCGCTGCAAGACACGGCGCGCGGCGTATACCGGGACGGATTCGGGGAGAGTTTGACCGAAGTAGGCGACGACGTGGCGAAGTTGCACGGACAATTCAAGGATTTGGACGCCGCCAAGCTCGAAAGCCTCACAGAAGGCGCGTACACGCTTAAAGAACTATTCGGACCGGAAGTAAAAGAGACAAGCAAATCCGTAAAGGCGTTGACGACAAACTTTCAAGGGTTGCAGCAATCAGACGCATTGGATTTGATTACATTCGCTTTTCAAAAGGGCGGAGACTATGCGGACGATTTGCTCGATACCCTGAATGAGTATTCTGTCCATTTCGCCAAGCTTGGAATCGACGCCAAAGGGTTCGTGGGCACGCTATTGAAAGGTTCCGAGGCCGGCGCGTTCAACCTAGACAAAGTAGGGGACAGCGTAAAGGAATTTGGGATACGGGCCGTGGACGGTTCCGCGACTACGGCGGACGGCTTCAAAAAGCTCGGGTTCAGCGTCAAAGACATGTCCGCGAAGATTGCGGCCGGCGGAGATACGGCGCAGAACGCTTTCATGGCGACGGTTGCCGCATTGTCTTTCGTTGGCGACAAGGTAAAGCAAAACCAAATCGGCGTCGAGCTATTCGGCACGCAATGGGAAGACGTCAAAGGCAAGGTTATTTTCGCCATGGATGGCGCGGAGAAAGCCGTGGACGGGTTCAGAGGATCTACAAAGCAAGCCGGCGATGACTTGCAGGACAATTTCGGCAGCAAGTGGGAGAAGGTAAAACGCGGGTTCAAAGACGGGTTATCTAACGTTTTCGGCGGCGGTTCCGGCGGCGTTGGTTCCGACATTCTTGACGGCATATTAACGCACATGCCGGAGATTCAGCAAGGCGTGCGAGACGTCGGTAAATGGTTCGGCGAAGTGTTCGGAGGAAACGGGACCATTGGGCAGGCTATTTCCGGCTTCGGGGACGCGTGGAGCGGCATATGGTCCGCCGTCGAAGGTATTTGGAACGTTGCCGGCCCATTCCTGAAATCTTCCGTTGGTGGGACGTTTGAAGTCATTTTTGCCACTATCGGGAACACGTTGACGGTAATTGGTGATGTTTTCCGCGTATTCGGCGACGTGCTTAAAGGTGATTGGGGCCAGGCATGGGAAGACGTCAAAAAGCTGTTCAACGATTCCATGAGCGGCGTAATTGAAATCGCGCATGCCGGGTTAGATCTGTTATTCGGTTCGTGGGATAGTACGATAGGACGTATAATTGAGCTTGTGACGGGCATCGACTTGACGAAAACAGGCGAGAACATCATAACCGGATTAATTAACGGTATGGGCAATATGAAAGATTGGGTTATCCAGAAAGTAACCGATTTAGGCGGGGACATCCTGGACAGCCTGAAAGGATTTTTCCATATCAAAAGTCCGAGCCGCGTAATGATGGAAATGGGCGGCTACATATCCCAGGGCTTCGGTATCGGTATCGAAGATGAAGCCAACAAGCCGGTTAGGGCAGCGCGCAACATGTCAACCGACGTATTAGGGGCCGTTGCCGCGCCAGCAGCCGCCACAACGCCGAGCAGCCCGCAGATGGCACCAATACAGGCAGCGGCGCAGCAGAGCGCCACACAGGGAACGCCAGGGCCGTCAATCGCCTTGACAATGCCGGCCATGACATTCCAAATCCAAGGTAATGTAACGCGGGAGGATGCGCGGAGCATTGGCGACGAGGTACAAAAGCGCGTTAATGAAACCGTGGCAGCTATTTTCCAACAGCTAGGAATGAAGCTCGCATTAGATTAATAGGGGGGACGGTTATTGTGGCCGCAAAACTAGGTAGCGTTACGCTAAATGCCGTCTATACCGAGAAACCGACGCGCGCCGTTAAGACAACCGACCATCCGGTGGAAAACGGCGTAGACGTTGCGGATCATATCCAGGCGCAGCCGAAGCGAATAGAGATAACCGGCGTTGTGAACGGATCGGACGCCGCTATGTCGTTGAAGCGCCTGGAATACTACCAAGAAAACGGTATAACAGTTAACTTCTCGGGGCGCACGACGGCCGCCGAGGTAATAATAGAGAATTTCAATTCCGTGCATGACACAACAAACAAAGGCGCGTTTAACTTCACAATCACGCTAAAGCAAATACGTGTTTCAAACGCCGCCGCAATTGTCCGCGTCAAGCTTCCGGCGAAGGCGAAAGCGCAAGTTGGAAAAGTCGGAAGTAAGGGCTTAAAACAGACGCTTACGCCGGCGCAGATGGCGGCAGCAAACGGGAACCACGTAAAGGGAAATTCCCCAGCAGTAACAACGACAACGACCTTTAGGGGAACGGATAGGAATTTACTACAATAGGGGGCGGCGATATGGCGGATCAACAGGCCATCCCGATAGACAAGGACGACATTCCTTATAGATTCGATATTTCTTTAGCGGGTGAGATATTCACATTCGAGGCGCATTACAATGCCCGATTTGATTATTATTCGCTTGACGTCGAGAAGGACGGGGACGTGTTGGTTAACGGCGAAAAAGTTGTATACGGCCGCCCGCTGTTTTCCGGCTTGAATGATGCACGGTTGCCGAAGGTTGAAATAATTCCTTACGACGTGGCAGGCATCGAGACGCGGGCCGGTTACGATCAATTGGGCGTCACTGTCTTTCTATTCGTTGGTGATTCGACATGACGCTTTACGGACGCCAGGCGGAGCTAAAGGTGGATGACCGGCAATTTATGGACGGGGATTTCACGGTATATTTTGAAATTCCTTTTGATGATGATTCCACGGCCAACGTGGCAACGGTTAAGATATATAACCTATCGGACCAAACCATAAGCCGATTTAAAAGCGGATCGAGTGCTGTTATCATTAACGCCGGGTATACCGGAGACGTCGGGGCCGTGCTGCTCGGATACGCCAAGGAAATCCAAACGGCTTGGCAGGACGTTGACCGCGTAACGACTATCAACGTCATCGATGGAACGGAATCTTGGTATACGCTGACGTACAAAAACACGTTCAACAAAGGCGTATCCGCAAAAACGATCCTAACGGCCATGTTGGCGCAGACCGGTTTGCAAATCGGATCTTTCAACCTTCCCACAAATCGCATTTATCGATCCGGGAAGACGGTAAGTGGGAGGTTATCGGAAGTTATCAAAGCCATTGCCAAGGATTGCGGCGCAAAGGCGCACGTAACGCGCGGTAAAATCTTTATCCGGCCGAAGGACGAAGGCGACAATATTGGGTTTGACATCGATGCGGATAGCGGATTGATCGAAAGCCCGACGCCGATTGACAAGGAAGTGGACGGCGGCAAGGACAAGAACGGAAAGCCGACCAAGGTAAAAAAGCGCGGGTGGAACGTTACGACGCTTTTAAACCACAGAATCACAACGGACGCGTTGATTAAAATCACAAGCCGCACGGCAAACGGTGTTTTCCGAGTGGAAAGCGGCAAACACATAAGCAACGGGGCGGATTTCTTGACGCAAATGGAGGTGTATCCGGTATGAAAGAGGCAGCAGACTTTTTTGCAAAGTTCATGGACGGCATTGTATCCGGCTTGAATACGTGCCTGCTCGCTGAAATCGTGAGTTATGACGCCGAAGCCATGACCGCAGACGTCGAAACGTTGCCGGACCGTGATTTGATTCCATCCGTTCCGATTGCCGCGCAGCGGGCCGGCGGTTTCGTTGTCCGCGTTCCATACGCAAAGGGCGACATCGTAATGGTTGTATTCGCACAACGGGACATAGAAGCCATTATGCACGGAGAAGGGGACGCGACGGAGCGCAAGTTGGCGCTTGACGATGCGTTGATAGTCGGCGGCGTTTCGCCGTTCACAAAGCCGTTGCCGGCGGCCAATTCTTCAGATTTGGTCATAGGGCTAGAAGACATGACCGCAAAGCTTGTGTTAACTTCTGCCGGCATGGTGCAAATAGTAGCGCCTGGCGGCATAACGTTACAAGGTTCAACGCGAACAGAAAGTTGGTGAGTCATGTTAAATATTTATGTCAATAACGCCGGTGATTTCGAGCTTGACGACCAAAAAAGCATACGCATGATTTCGGACGATGACGAGCTATTGCAAGAGATCCGTTTAACATTCCAGGAGAACAAAGGCGAATTTTTTCTAACGCCAGATGACGGTTTCCCGCGTTATGACATCCTGGGCCATAAATTTGACAGCGAAGCGGCCGTGGATGCGGTTTACGAAGTCTTATTGCGGAATGCTCGCATTGCTTCGGTTGAACAGGTGGATGCTTCTTTTGACAGAACGGACAGAAGTATTTCCGTAGGATTCGCGGCGACGAAGACAGACGGCGGACAAATTACGGGGGTGATTGAGGTATGACGCAAACCGTACTAACGGCAGAAGGTTTCAAAAAAATGCGGTACGAGGATTTTTTGGCCGAAACAGAGACGAAGATACAAGAATTATTTGGGGCGGATGTCAACCTAGATCCTAAAGGGCCAATGGGCAAGCTGGCGCAGCTATTCGCCTACAGCCGCGCGGAGGATAACGAGCTTGCTGAAGCCATCTATTATTCCGGCAACGCGGAGACGGCGGAAGGCGTGGCGCTTGACTACGCCGTTAAGAGAAACGGATTAACGCGCAACCAGGCGAAGCCGTCCACGGCCACGGTTACATTAACGGTTACGCCGGGTAAATTGGTTTCCGCCGGAATGATCGTTTCGACGGTGGCCGGAATTGACTTCACAACTACGGCAGACGTCACGGACAGCGACAACAACGGCAGCCTAGACGCGCCGGTTACAGCCGTTTTGGCCGGAAGTGGTGGTAATGTACCGGCCGGGGCCATAACGGTCATAAAAACGGCCATTGTGGGCGTTACAGCGGTAACGAATGCGGCGGCGGCAACGGGCGGACAAGACGCAGAAAATGACGTGCAATTGCGCGCCAGGTACAAAGACACGCAGGCGAGCGGAGGAAAGGCAACCGTTGACGCGATCCGGGCAGAAATACTATCGACAGTGGAGGGCGTGCGCGGCGCTTACGTGATTGAAAACGATACAAGCGCGATTGACAGCGGCGGGCGGCCGCCAAACTCATTCGAGGCCGTCGTATTAGGCGGAGTGGCCGCCGACATTGGCGCGGCCATACTGCGGTCAAAGGCCGGCGGAATCCGCGCATATGGGGCGCAGACGGTCACGCTAAACGATTCGTCCGGCAACCCGAAAACGGTTGGCTTTACGCCTGCGACGGCCGCACAAATATTCGTTAACGTTACATTAACGACAAATTCCAAGTTTCCGGTAAATGGTTCCGATTTGGTCAAATCCCAGGTTATCAGTTATATCGGCGGATACGACGACGCCGGGCTTCTGTATACCGGCTTAGGATTGGGGCAAACGGTTATCCTTACGAAGATCATGAGCGCGATCCTTGGAAACGTTGAAGGCGTTGACGACGTGGCCGTAACGATGAAAAAAGGCGCGGGCGGGACATTCGCGGCGGCCAATATTGCGATGCTTACGACGGAGGTTCCAGAGGTGACGGGGGATAGGGTGGTGATTACGATTGCCTAACGGTGACGTTTTAGACACATTCATAAACCGACTTACGGACGCGTACAACAAAAACCCGGAAAGTAACGTTTACAAGCTGGCGAAGATTGCGGCGGATAATATCCAGGACAACGAGGATCTGCTTTTCACTATTCGTGATTTTCGGGACATTGACCAGGCCGCAGGCGTTCCACTTGACGAAATCGGCCGAGACATTGGGCAAAGCCGAGGCGTAACGGGTGACGATGTTTTTCGGACGCTCATTAAGGCGAAGATTAGGCGGAATCTATCGGACGGTTCGATAGAAACGCTGATTGATTTTATCAGTTTCATCCTATCGTGCGATCCTAGCGAAATTTATATCCGCGAGCGGTGGACGGAATATTTCAACCAAACCATTTTGGCTAATTTCGTCGGCAAAGTAACCGGCAGCACAGTCGGGAATCCAAACCTATTTCGCCAGTATACGGGCGTCCTTCCGGGTACGGTGACGCCTGCGAATATCCTTTCCGGTATTGACCGTCTACAGAATGAATACGATTGGGTGAAAGCGTTAGACGGCGGAACTCTTTCGAGTAGAACGTCAACTACAATCGGGCAATCTTCGGGTATGATGTTTTCTTTTGATATGATTTCTATCGTCGAAAGGAAATACGGTTTCACGATTCCGGGCGCTAACACGGCGGCGAAGGTTGCATGGCTAAAATCCAATATTTCCAGCCTTGCGGCAAATTGGTTCGGGTTTGGATCAGGGCCGGCGGGAAATAAAGCGTATTTGGCCGAGTGGCTGGCCGACACGTCTAGTTGGAACGTTTGGGGATCTCATACAAGCGCGAATGTCACCAAAATTTCCGCCACTGAAACGACAAATGAAAGTCGTTTGATTGACGCTAACGGATTCGTGCATTACCTGGTATACGCCGACGCCGCCGCGCTCGCCACAAATCCAACAATAGCGCCGACGTTGACGGCATCCGGTTCCGGCAGCGCATTGACGGCGGGAACGTATTACGTCCGCTATTCGCGGACTAACGCCAACGGCGAGACGTTACCAAGCCCGGAGACGGCAATCACGATAACGGCAGGCCAAAACATTAACGTGACCGTTCCAGCCATGCCGTTTGGAATTACGTCCAGCCGCGTCTATATCGCCAAGCAAGAGGTGCAAAACTTTGTTGGCAAGCTTTCGGGTAACGTCGAGACGTTGACGAATAACTTTGTCGGTAAGGTTTCGGGAAGCACGGTCGAGAATCCGAATACATGGAAGTCAACGGGCGCCGCAGCGTTAGCCGCCCCATCTGGATTCAGTACCGAGTTATCAACTACGGAAATTGCAAAGGGCGCTACTCTTGACGGTACAGTTAGGAACGGATCGACCGTTACCTCAGGGAACATCATTCAGCAACTCTTTTCCTTCGACTTGATTTCCATCGTCGAGCGCAAATACGGTGTTCCGATTCCGGGAGCGGATACGGCGGCGAAGGTTGCATGGCTGAAAGCCAACGTCAAGACATTGGCAGCGAATTGGTACGGGTATGGCAGCGCGCCGGGCGGGAATGGGGCGACATTCGCCGTATGGACGGGATCGGCATGGGGCGGGGCGTCGTCACACACTAGCGGAACCGTGCAAAAGATACCATACACTACGACGACGGCTATTTCAGCCATCATCGACGCTAACGGATTCGCGCATTTCCTTGCATATGGCACAACGGCCAGCGACGGAACAACAGCAAGCGCGATCAATACTGATTATATCGAGCTACTTGTGGACGTCGTGCAATTGGTTGCGAGCAATCCGAACTCATATAAATCGGCGCACTCGACTTCACTTATTGCACCGAGTGGCGGTTACTCGGAATATTCACAGGCTGGTATTGACAAGATCAAAACTCTTGACGGCACCGTTAACTCGAATAGCATAGCCGTTTCCGGCGAGATTCGGCACGACCTTTTTTCCTTCGATTTAATCGCCATCACGGAAAAACGTCGCGGATCGGCTATACCGGGGGCAGACGTCACGGCGAAGGTTACGTGGCTAAGAACGAACATCACAAAAGTTATCGCTGGTTGGTGGGGTTACGGCTCGGGTCCCGCAGGAAATAGAGCGACGCTTTACCGTTGGGATCGGGTGGGCGGTTCATGGCAGAACAACACAGCGCACACAAGCGGAACCGTAACGAAAATTAGTTCGTCTACTTCTTCCGACTATGGTCAATATATCGATGCTAACGGGTTTTTCCACGTGCTTGTTGCGGCAGACGCGAGTGACGGCACGACGGCCAGCGTAATTAACTCGGATTATATCGAGTTGGCGGTTGATTACGTGGACAACAACACGCGCCTGCAAGCGTCCACTGGTTCAACGTCCTACACGCAGGCGGTGGCATTGGCAACGGGGCAATTCGCAGCAGCGGCAAATAACGCCACTATCGCAAGTATTATCTATACGGATTATGTCGAATTGAACGTAACGTTACCAGATATGAAAATGGGTAATGCTGCTATCTACGTCGAAGCGCCGATAGGGCCGATTAGCCAAACGGGGCTATCCGTAAAGCAATTCGGAACGCTGCTCAACATGGTTACGGCCGCCGGCGTCCGGGCGGATGTTCTTTTCGAGGGTACTTTCGAGCTTGGAGAGGTTCCGGCCAGCGGAGACAATGGGGTTATTGATCCGTCCGCAGGACTTGCGCCGGCAGATCAATCCACGGGCGGCACGCTTGGATCTGCTTACAACCCGGATACAGATTTCGAGTTACCACTATAAAACCAAAGGGGCTGGATTGAATGGCATTTACGGAACAGTTGCCAAAATGGGATAACGCGGGAGCCGCGCCGAGTGCGGCCAAACAAACGGCGGGGTGGCTGGTTTCCGAGAAGCCGCCGGCGGATTGGCTAAACTGGCTTTTCAACCGCGCATACCTGGCGCTAAAGGCGCTACAAGATCGGGCTTTTAATAAAGGCACGGTAGATACGGACGTGGAAACGCTGGTTTCCGAAGTGATTGAAACGCATACGCGTTCCAGCGTGTTGACACTATCCGGGGGCGTCCTGCAGAAAGCAGAGAGCAAGGCGGGCGCAACCGTCGTCAAGACATCGACATGTTCCTATGATGGCGTAACGGGAGCGTTAACGGGGTTAACCGTTGTTGCCGGGGGGAAGACACTGACCGTGTCATTGGTCTATAATGGCAATGGAGATTTAACGACAATAAACAGGGCGGTGGTATAGAATGAGTGATTTAGACGTAGCGGTATTAAGCCAGCAAATTGAATCGCTTAATCGTATCGGTAAAAAAACCGATGCAGCGGGTACGGGCAGCGTTTTTGCCCGTCTTGCGCAAATCGCGGCTTTCGTCGATACCTTGGAGACGGTATTGGGCACAAATGCAGACGCGGCCGGCACGTCCACGGTATTTGCGCGCCTGGCGCAAATCGCGGGTTTCACGGACCAGGTAGAAGGCTACACGGATACATTGGAAACGAAGCTCGGAGATAACACGGATGTTTCCGGGACAAGCACTATATTTGCCCATCTAGCGCGCATTTACGCGGCCATTTCGGGCGGTTCAAGCGTGGATCTATCGCCGGTAACATCAAAGACAAACCTCATAGGCGCAACGTCCGACGTTGCCGGAACGACGACGATCTTTGCAAGGCTGGCGCAGATTGCCGGCTATACGGACCAAGTGGAGGCATTTGTAGATACCTTGGAAACCGTATTGGGAACAAGCGCCGACGCGTTAAGCGCTTCTACCATTTTCGGAAAGCTCAAAAACGTCGAGGCATTCGCGACGCGACTAGGCGCAAATACAGATACCGCCGGAACGTCCACGGCATTTGCGCGGCTTGCTCAAATCGTCGATTATGTCGATACCTTGGAAGCCAATTTAGGGACAACGGGAGACGTTGCCAACGGAACGGGGACGGCGCTGGCGCGCCTGGCGCAGATTATCCAGTACGTTGACACATTGGAGACGACAGAAGCGGCCGTAAAGGCTAAAACGGACTTAATCGGAGCAGCGGCAGACGCGGCAGGAACGACGACAATCTTTGCGCGATTGGCGCAAATCGCGGGTTACGTTGATACGTTGGAAACGACGGACGCGGCAATTAAGGCTAAAACGGATCTTGTCGGAGCGACGGCCGACGCGGCCGGAACGTCCACGATCTTTGCACGTCTGGCGCAAATCGCCGGCTTTACGGATGCGTTGGAAACTACAATCGGCACTACTTCCGACGTCGCAAACCCGACCGGGACAGCAATGGCGAGACTAAAGCAGGTTGTCGATAACTTGCCGGATAAAGCGCCGGCGAATTTAGAATATTTGCCGTTCCCGAACAAGCTATACACCATTGCAAATGAGTTTAGCGGCGGCGTTTTTTGGACAATAGCGAATGACGTCCTTATTAAATTCAATTACAATTCGGGCGGCGATTCCGCCACGTTATTCGATTTAAACGGGAATCAATTATATGCCGTTACGGCGGGCAGCGGGTACCGTTATTTGACGCAGGTATTCGCGGTTGATTCGGACACAATTTTATTTTTCTTCCGAAATACAACAACATACCAGATTTACGCATATAGAAAATCCACAAATACGGGTAAACTCGCAGGAAATATCACATTCACGAATATTGATATATGCGGGTTGGCTTATGGAAACGGACGAATTTTCGTTCTCTTTTCGAGCGCTTCATATCAGCAAGCTACGAATGTAACGTCATTCCTTTTTGATCTACCAACAATGACGGCTACGGCCGAAATAAGCACATACGCGCGGACGATTTGCGGCATTGGGGTTATTGGCACAAAGGTGTATGTCCTTGTTCCGGGCACGCTTTACGAGCTTAACAACCCGAATGCGACGGCGTTGGGAACATTCTTTAACAATCTAACGGGGTTCAGCAGGTCTTTGTCTGTTCCGACGATAAACACGGCCATGCACAACCCGCGGTCATATTCGGTTAGTACTGACAAGCTAGTGCTTGTGACGCAAGGTGGAAACATGCCCGTTGTAGTTGATACGACGGCTTGGGCGGTTATAAATCCGGGTGCTCTCGGGACATTCCAATTCCAGTATTACGGCGCTACGTCAAACCCGGACGCCGCCAACGTCGTTATTAACAGCCAACGTATTAACGCGGTGTTGAAACTGTCTAATAACTCCATGGGCGGTTCCGGGACTATGAAGGCGCGCATAGCGTTTACAAAAGTGAAAGACGACGGAACGGCGGTTGCAAGGGAATACGCCATGCCATCCGCAAATCAACTTCCTGACGGGCTTTCCTATACGCTATGGGCTTCGACTATTGAATTGGTTAACGGGCGGTATTTCGTCAAATTCTTCGGGTATGCTTCGCCTTACGGAAACGCGGTACAATATCCGTATTTCATGCGCGAAGATATACACGACATGATTACGGAGGTATCGGCAGCATGAAGATAAAACTTGCCGAAGACGGGAAAACGGTCATTTCCATTTCAGAGGACGGGGACGGAATAGAGGTTGCCGGCGGCGTTCCGGCCGTTACGGAAACAGACCGGGCAGCGCGTTATATGTACAATGAAACGGACAATTATGTTTATGTGGAATATGGCGATCCAATCCCAGTTCCAAATCCAATTCCGCAGCCGCCGGCCGACAAAATGGAGCAATTGGAGAAGGAAAACGAGGAATTGCGCGCCAGGATGGCGGCAAACGAGCAGGCAATGGCCGACCAAACAACGGCTATCCTAGAAATATACGAAGCAATGGGGGCGGTATAGAATGGCAGTATTGCCGGGCATCACA